AAGTCCAAGTCTGCAACTGTTTTCAAAAAAGTAAGAGATAGGGCTGCATATGATGAGAAGTATGTTATAATGAGAAAAGAATGGAGGGCATCTGAATGAACATATTTGTAACTGATCCTGATCCAGTTAAGTCTGCTCAAGTATTACCTGACAAACACATTGTCAAGATGCCATTAGAGACATGTCAAATGCTTGCTATTGTTGCATCTGAAGAATGGGGTCATGGTTTTGGTAAATTGCCTAAATTAGATGGTACACCATATAAAACAGAGAAAGGTGCATTCAGAGGGCATCCTTGTACTGTTTGGGCACAAAATAATTATACATGGTTAATAATTCATGGTCTTGCTTTATGTGCAGAATATACACATAGGTATGGTAAAGTTCATAGTTGCCAACATACCATAGAACATGCTAAGATGATATTTCCTGACTGGTTGCCAAAACCTAAGTCTTTTACTAGAGCAATGCCTGATGGGTTTAAATATGACACAAGCATTGACACTTTTACTGCTTACAAGAATTACATTAGCAGCAAACCTTGGGTTGCATCTAATTATCTTCGTGACCCATCCAGAAAACCAAATTGGTTATGATTAATGAGTGATTTTATATGGGTTGAAAAATACAGACCCAAAAAGATTGAAGATTGTATTTTACCACAGGGTATCAAGGATACCTTTTTACAGTTTCTTAAACAAGGAGAGATTCCTAATCTCTTATTGTCAGGTCCTGCAGGTTGTGGAAAGACTACAGTTGCAAAAGCACTATGCCATGAACTAGGTGTAGATTGTTATGTCATCAATGGATCTGATGAAGGAAGATTTTTAGACACTGTTAGAAACAATGCAAAGAATTTCGCATCTACAGTCTCTCTTACGAGTGACTCAAAACATAAAGTCATCATCATTGATGAAGCAGACAATACCACTTCCGATGTACAGCTCCTTCTCAGAGCGTCTATTGAGGAGTTCTCCAAAAACTGCAGATTTATATTCACTTGCAATTACAAAAACAAAATCATTGAACCCTTGCATTCTAGATGTGCTGTGGTTGAGTTTGGTATTAAGGGCAAGCATAAACAAGAAATTGCAGTAGCATTCTTTAATAGACTTGTTTCTATATTAGAAGCAGAAAGAATTGATGCTGATAAGAAAGTTCTTGCAGAGTTAATTAATAAACATTTTCCTGATTGGAGAAGAGTTCTTAATGAGTGTCAAAGATATTCAGTTGGAGGTAAGATAGACAGTGGTATTCTTGCAACTTTTAGTGAGGTAAAAACAAATGAACTTGTTCAAAATCTTAAGAAGAAAAACTTTCCTGAGGTTCGTAAATGGTGTGTCGATAACTTGGATAACGATCCTACTGTTCTATTGCGTCACATTTACGATAATCTTTACACTACCTTGGTACCTGCTTCCATCCCTGCTGCTGTTCTTGTTATTGCTAAGTATCAATATCAAGTTGCCTTTGTAGCAGATCAAGAAATAAATCTGTTGGCATGTTTAACAGAGATTATGGTGGAGTGTGAGTTCAAATGAATATATTTGGACTTTTAGGCATTATTCTGCTATTATCAGGTATAGGTTCTGGATACCTTGCTTATGTTGGCATTATGGAGATTATGAAATGAAAACAAACTTAAAAATAAGTAAACAAAGACACCAAGTAAAATCAAGATGGTATTATATATTCTGGGGGTCAGCAACATTATCTGTATTTGTAGGTCAGATGTATGTTGGAAGTGGATATCGTCAGATGTCAGAATCATTTAACAGAATGTTAGATGAACCAATAACTATTATAGAGGAAAAGTTTATGGATCCATATGGAGATTCACCTATGATTATTCCTCGTTATGATAGAGGTTTAATTGACCCAGAAAAGTCCCTTGGAATACTTAACTAAAATGTATAACTTATTTTTATCTTGTCCACCAGTGTATCATTTACCTGGCACTTGGACTAAATGT